CATTTAGTCTTAGCACCCTATGACCATTTTATCCCTATGTGGTGGTAACAGGACTTGAACCTGCATGATAGGAGCTTTTTAGTTTTTACAATGAGTGGAATCTCGCCACCTATACCTGCCTTTATATGTTTTTACATCGGGCTACTGCTTATATTACCCCCCCGTTACCGACAACCTATCTATGAGATATTAAACTTTAGCGTCTACCAATTCCGCCATACCACCTAACTGTTACTTATTCTTCAGTCTCGCCTTCAACGATAATTGAAAGCTGACCGCAAGCGGCACCGTTTTCAATTTCTGACTTTGTTGCAATGGCTACTGCATAATCGTAGCCCATCTTTTCAAGTTGTTTTTTAATCTCTTTCATGATTCTGTAAATTAAATTGTTTATACTAAATTCACTCCCTCGATAATTCCATTACCAAGGTTGTTTTTCTCTGATATGTTATTTGTATTGATTGGAGACAACTTCACAAAAAAGTGTTCCTTATCAAAATGTTTCTCCAGCTTATCCGCATCAAAATCAGATTCATCCACCAATGTTAAGTTGATAGTTGTTTTCAGATTACTTTCTGTTCTTATTTGTCCAAGTTCATCAATAGACATTTTCTTCGGATAAGGAATAAGCCAGCCTCTCTTTTCTTCGTCAAAACTGTGTAAGCTAATCTGTAGTGTCACATTGCCTTTCACAAAAGAGAAGTCGCTATCTTTAATGCCAATCGTTGAAATGTAATGGTGAGTATTTGGGAATATTTCCGTAATACGTTCAATTGCTTTTTTTACGGCTTCTATATTTAAGAAAGGCTCACCCATACGAGTGTAGTTAATCTTAAATTCTTTGGAATCATTCGGGTTGTAACCTGCGCTTCTTATAGCAAACAATACTTGTTCTACAATCTCATCTGCTGTAAGATTGCGGTATTTCTTCATATTACCAGTGGCACAGAACTTACAACGTACAGGACAACCGCTCATGGTTGAAACTCCAATCATCCATCTTTCAGCGCGACTTCCGAGATTGTTGTTATCAAGGAAATTCTGTTTTCTTCCTATCGCATCTTTTGTGTAATATGGAAGAAAGGTATCAGTTGTTTCTACCAGCATACCATCTTCAAGCCGCAAGCAGTAAACTGTACCATTTTTAAAACTTTTACTTTTTACTATATTCATGATTGTATTTTTATGGGTTTTCCAGCTATATCTTCACAGACCGAGCAGGCTGGTTAACAAAGTTATTCCATATAAGCCATTGAAAACTCTTTCGGAATAAACCGCCCAACCGGGATAGGTTTGGCAGATTCAATGGCTGCATGGATTTCTCTTTTGTTGAACTCATGTCCCTTTTCTTTGGCTTGCTTCTCACATTCTTCCTCTTTATTTTTGAGGTAGTGGGTAATAAGCATCATCGCCCTATCAACATTAAAAGTATTCACTACGAATGTTTGAGTACGTTGCTCTTCGTCAAATGTGATTTTCGTTTCAATCTGATAGAACTTCTTTTCATCCGGTTTAGATTCTTCGTCACTATCCTCGGTCTCATCGTCCATCTTGTCAACGTACTCTGCCATTGTGATTTCATTTTTAAGATAAGCAATCGAAGCATCATCGACTTTACGCTCTTTCAGATTATCAGTAAGAATCACGCACGAATCAAACTCCTTTGCCATCGTTAAGGTGAATCCCGATTGATAATTAAGTTCAATGTAGTCTCTCAAAATAAGGCAGACATTCTCCAGGCCGGTAGCATAAAGCAGGAATTTGTACTTCTTGTCACCTATCTGTGCCTGTGCAAGATAGGGATATAAGAACTTGTTTTCGTTCTCAAAAGCTAAACGCTTCTGACTACTGACTTCCACTTCTTTGATGCCATCCGCTTCCATACTGAAACGAATTTTTGCCAATAGGTCTTGGTCTATCAGAGAACCACGATCAAAAAGGACTTCATTACGTTCAATGTTTACCGTTTCGCCGGTATCTTCATCTATGAAAGATTCCTCCCATGTTTTGAGAACACGCTTTGCAAGGTACATATTGAGCATCTTCTTTGGGTCGGATGTCACGTACCGTTTTTCTGTTTTTCTTGTTTCTATCATAACTAAATAAATTCTTGATTTCTTTGTATTTCCTGCTGGGCGTATATCAGCATTTGATGTTCATTGGCGGCCGGTAAATAGATACCTGCTACTGATGCACTCCAATTGCGAAAGCGGTCAATGCTCAAAGTCATTTCACCCGTTGTCAGTTCAGCAGAACTACGCAAGTAAGTTACTTCTTTGCCTTTCTTGTTAACCGCCTTTCTCTCAAACAAATCACGGTTGCAAGTCCTCTTATAAAAGTCAATTTTTGCTTCATCGAGGCTGCAACCGTACTCACTACCGAAATACCCTAAAAGAAGATGCAGATAGCTGTTTTGAGCAAGTGTACGGTTAGGTAACTTCTTTTTTACTTCCACTACTGCACGCTCTTTAAACAACTTGTTTACATACTCTTTGAACTTGGGTATTTGGTATTCATTCTTCAAATCAAACAGCATACTTTAGAAGGGTAAATCATCCTTAGCATTACCATTCGCATCAACAGGAGGTGGAAAATCCTGCGATTGTTGATAAGTCGGCTGTGGTACTGGTTGTTGTACTGGTGCACTCTGTGGAGATTGTGATACACCACCACGCGCATCTATTTTGTAGCACCGGATAGATGCCATACGTTTGAGTTCTCCGTCCTGATTCGTCCAAGAACGCCCTTGTAAGACAAACGATACAGTAACAACATCACCCTGATTAAAGCGGTCAAGTTCTGTACACTTGTCACCCGAAAACTCTAAGGGAATAATGTTCTCATACTCGCTACGCTCTCCCGTATAAGGGTCGTAAGTGGTAGCATCTAAAATAAACTCCCGTTTTATAAATGAGGAACCACCGTTTTTGGATGGTATTTGAACGGTTTGTCCGATTTCGATTATCCGTCCGGTTATTTGGTTTGCCATTAATTTTCTCCTCCAAAAATCTTTTTATCGGTTATAAGTTCTCTGTTTTCTTCCAAAAACCGGATAAATTCCTCACAATGATTAGTGAGAATAGGAATATCACGTTCTGGATTGAAAACGTATGTTTCTGTATAGGTATCTACCACAAAACCGCCTTTATTGAACTCTACAATGTTGTACTCAAATGTCCGTACATCCGAACCGTTCTTCATCAAAGCGTAAGGATAAACCAAATGTTGATGGTGGTCTTTGAACTTCCCTACGGTATAGCTTCCAGTTGTTTTGATGTCGTGGACGCTGGCCGGCATCAGCTCGTCAATCACCCCATAAACCAAAACATTGCCGTATGCGGTTGAAAGAATCGCTTCTACCCTTTGTTGGGTCAATGCTCCTTTGAAGTAACCGGCGAACTCTCGGCAAAGTGAGATTGGGAAAGTAAAAACACGATTATTATAGGTAACTCTCAAACCTATAACCTCGTTGGTCTGAACCTCATCGTAATACAAAGGTTTACCTGTTTCGTCACAAGCTCCTTCGCGTATTGCCTTATATACCTTTTCAACCTGCACCGTTTCGGATTTCCGATTTTCAACCATACAGTCAATAACCTCATTAAAGGCTGTTCCCTTGTCTGCCGCTTCGCTGTCGAATGGCCTGCGGTTAATCCGGTCTATCAGTTCTTGAAACTGCTTCTGCCGAAACTCTTCTTCCGTATATGGTGGATTCTCACTCCACCCATAATAACGCTCATATATGACATCGCTATTAAGGTAATTGAAGTAAGAATCCAACAATGTTGCATATATACGATAGTTAGGCTGCATCTGAGTAGATTTTAGTTTCCTTATTGAATACCAGTCCCAAAGCCTTTACCTTTGCAGCAAACAAATTTCTCGCCATCATCAAAGAACTACCAACGTGTTCAAACTCATTGATATGTGAAGCGAACTCATTAGCGGAGTTGGCATCGGTGATAAATTCAATGCTTTCTTTTATTTCTTCTATCACCTTGTCATACTTTTCCTGCGCTTCCTTCTTGGCAGCAAGCATACCCAAATACGAATTGATTATCTTGGCGGTGATAAAGTCGTTCTTTGCGGTTGGATTACCAT